AAAGAATGTCATGTAATTAATACGGGTATTATGTTAGGCAGATCTGAAGATATTTTAAATATTAAATTTATTGAGAGAATGAAAGAAGCAATTGAAAAGATAAATGTTCTTAAGACAAAAAAGAATCTTATCAATGCACTTTATTATCCAAATAACGAGTCTATATTCTCTTACATACTTGAAAAATACAATGTACCGTATGCTATATTAGAAGATGAGTGGCATAACATTTATGACGGATTTGGTGCAGATCCTATCAAAGGAAAGTGTGTACACATTATTCATAAACAGTTTGACCACTTTTTTAATAAAAGAACAAAGGCTATATTCTCTTTACATATTGACATACACGAAGATAATCTAGATCATCCAAAGAGTTATAGTGATACAGAAGAAAACAAAAGCGCATCAACCAAACGTTTATTAAATCAATATAGAGATAAACTACTTGATAACCACAAAGACTATGCCGACAAAATTGGTGTAGAGTATATTCATTATTCAAGAGACGACAATTATGAAGAGTTTAAAAGTAGATTTCCAGACTTATCAGAATACGATGTAGTTAATCTATATAAAGTTTGGTTGCTAGATAAACTTACAAAAGATTACGACACAGTAATGTATGTAGATTTTGATACTACATTTATTAATTACGACTCGCCATTTAATACTATGCCAGCAGACTTTGCTTTTTGTTGTATTATGGATGATAAGAAGCTATTACATATTGATGAAACAAATGATTACTTGAATAATTATAAAAAAGACTTTAGAAACCCTGAAGCTAAATACTGGAATGCTCATGCTCTTTTACAAGAGGATGATAAAGAAGGAGACAACATTGTATTCAATACCGGAGTTATGCTTGCTTCTAAAGAAGTAATGAAAAAGATCGATTATTTTTCTGATATTGATAGCGTAATAGAAACTATGAAAGAGCTAAAAGAAGACGAGTTCAGTATGTATCCTCAAAACATAAGGGCTTCGTTTGGATATGACAATGAAACTATTATGTCTTATAAGACTAGAATTAACGACGTACCGTTATTTTATCTTGGGTATAAATGGCACACAAGACATTTCTATGGAAATAAGCATGAGTTTATTGAAGGTACACCAGAAAGAAAAAGAGCTTTGCTAAAATTAAAAGGCTCTATAAAGGAAGAAAACACTACTATAATTCATTTCATATCTAAGAATTTTGGTTTATATTTCGATGAATGAAAGAAATAAAAGAGGAATAGTAATAGATGCTTCACATAAATGCATGCTTAAATGTCATAAATGTGAAAGAGCTTGGTACGTAAAGAATAGACAAAAAGTTCCAGGTAACGATTTAACGGTAGATCAGTTCAAAAAAATAGCTAGGTATTATACAAACTTTATAGAATTTTGCGGACAAAGAGGTGACGTAGTAATGAATCCAGATTTGGCAAAGTTTTTAGAAATTACTTATGAAGCAGGTATCGATACAAAAGTAAATACTGCTGCTGGTTATAGAGATATGAATTGGTATATAGAATGTTTTAAAGCAAATCCAAATTGCGATTGGACATTTGGAATAGATGGATTACCAGAGCAAAGTCATATATATCGCAAAAATCAAGATGGAGTAAAGCTATTTAATATTATGGTTGAAGCAACAAAGCATTTAAACAAAAAACCTGTTTGGCAATATATAGCTTTTAATTATAACGAAGATAATATAGAATTAGCAAAAGAAATGGCACGAGATAATAATATTATATTTGAACTTAATGTTTCTGCCAGATTCGATGGACCAAACGATCCTTATATACCGGAAGGAAAAAATCTTGCAACGTCCTTTATATCCTAAATGTATGAACGGTACAAGAACCAGAGCATTGACTGCAGACGGATATATAGTACCGTGTTGCTGGACAGATAGCTACAAAAGTAGACAGCATAAAATATACAAACAATTATTTGATCCGGCATTGCATATAAATAACTTTGAAAATGTAGAGGATATTGAAGACTCTATCATTTGGAATAAAATTGAAGTGATGATAGATTATGGGCACGAAGACTTAGATATATGCCACAGAATGTGTGGTAGACCTAACGAAAAAGATACTCCCTTCAGACAAAAAATACGCTCGGAATGAATTTATTGACATTTCGTGATTAACAATGTACTATAACATTATCTCTATGAGATAAACACATCATAAAAGGAGAAACAATATTATGATTAAGAACTTTATTATTGCCGCAGCTTTTGTTGCGACTTCAGCATCAGCAGAAACAACAGTTGTAAATACTGGATCAGACTCAGGCGGCTTTAATGCGGTTATGAGTATGGTTGCAGAACAGATTGGAACAAACGTTGTACAAGCTGGAAACCCGGTTATCGCTGCTTCTTATTTCGATAACGGTGATGTTGTGACTATGTGGTCTACTGAATGGCCTGCAGATGATAGTCTACCAAAACCTGCTATTGATGGTGATACTATCGTAGCATTGCAAACCTACGAAACAATTTTATGTTCTCGTGAATATACATCGCTTTCTTCAATGGCTGGCGAAACTGTAAAGATTGCTACATGGGGAGAATCTCCTGCAGTAAATAAATTCTTAGATGAATTGGGCGCTGATAACCAAGTAACTTTTGAGGTAGTACCTTACGAAGGTTCTGGCGGAACAACACGCGGTTATTTGGGTGGAGATGCTGATACAATCTTTACTATTCAAACACGCCAATCAAAAGTAGAAGCAGACGGAACGTGTTTTGCATTTAGTGCAGATGGTGGTTTAGATTTCGCTTTTGTTGATATGATTTTGGCAGTGAATGCATCTGGTGATACAGTTACTGAACTACGAAATGCAGTTACTGAGTTAGCAGCTACAGAAGCATGGCAGACTTCTTTTGAAGGTACAGTTACTTACGTTGTAGATGATTCTAACAAAGAAGCAATCGTAGCTAAAACAAATGCAGCAATTTTGTTGAACACTAACTAATAGTATTCGATAGAATTTTGTAGTTCTTCTTTAACGGCCTGATATGTTTTTTGCATATCAGGCTTTTTTGTGCCTAGTACAATTATGCTCATATTAAAAATGCTGTCTGATGCGTTAGTTTGTTCTGCGATTACTTTACCTTCATGTAACTCATGAGAAGTTTCACTAATATATTCTTTTAGGTGCGAATAATCTTTAACCCTTTTGATTGTGCCGGGTTTTAAATCAGCCTGTCTCCAAATAAAGTGTTTATTATATTGTATTTTCTTATTCGATATAATGTCAGGTATGACAGTAAACCCCATTGCTTTATCCATAAGAGTATTACCAGTACCAATTCTGGGATTGCAATCTATCATTTTAGTTATGCCGTCATAAACATAAAAGTCAGGACCAGAAATAAACATATTTCTAACTCCCAACACGTCTGCTATACTCTCGTAAAATATTTCAGATGATTCTTTTACGATATCTGGTACTTCATCCTCATCAATACTTTGAATAACGTAAGGATGATTGTAATATTTTGAGTTGCCGTAACGAATAAGCTTTGTATCAAGTTTTACACAAAATTGTCTATGCACGTTTCCATCCATATCGATATAAGCATAATAGCCATAAACTTCAGAATACGTAGGTAACATTTCTTGAACCATATAATAACTTTGTACGTTATTAAATTTAGGGTCAGTAAATCCTTTCTTATTTGTTTCAAAGAAATTATCTGGTATATTGTTTAGTAATTCTTCTTTACTGTGATATGAAGTATAAGAAAATCCATCTAATTTAGTACCAGAACCCACAGTAGGTTTAACTATAAGATCTCCATCGAACAAATCTTCTTCGCACGTTGGTATCACGCTTTTAGGTATCATATCTCCTAATCCTATAGCTATACAAAAATCATCAAACTTCTTTTTGTCAGTCAGTACTTCAGCAGCTGAAACAGAAAGATTTTTTAAACCTAACTTAATTTCTAACTGCGCTTGAACTGGCAATAGACTTTCTGATAAAGTCCATATCCTATCATAAGAGCCTTCTATTGTATCAAAGTTATCAGTTTTTATATCTGCAGTTTGGCCTAAACTTTCAATAGCTCTCTTCATGCAACCTATTCTATGATGGGCTCTAGCGTATGATAATATAAGATTTTTCATGAGTATATCGCGATCACTCTCATTAAGTTATTCCAAAATAAATCCGTTAAAAAGAAACCGTATAATATGGGAAACGTATCCCACTTTCTTATAAAATAACCCAAAACAGATAGTACTAGTAATGATATTAATAACCATTCTTTTACAGGATATATATGTAAACTCATTATAGAAATGAATACAACTATTAACGTTGTAATTATATGTTTGTGTTGTTTTATATATTTGGCTATAATACCTAACTGATTAAAACAAACCCAAGATAGAAATAAACATATGACAAGAATAAGAGGAATATAATAAAGTATATCCTTAAATATGTGTAACGTTTCAATATCAAATGTAAATCCTCTCGATAATACCAAATAATATATCAAGACTTCACTACTCACAATAGGAATTCCTAATATTATTAATGGCAGTAACGAGCTTAATGCTCCACTGTTATTTGCAGATTCAGCCGCAGCAATCTTGTTGATATCTGTCTTAACTACGTTAGCGCTTAAATAACCACCTAATATGTTTGTTACTCCTGGAATTAATCCTGCCCAAAAACCAATGAATGCTCCTATTATAGTAGAAGGCACGGTTTTAATATCATAACCAAACTTAGATATTTTATTATTATCTTTAAATTCTTTATCTTTAAATTTCAGTATTTCTGGTATGATATACAAACCAATCATTACAGAACTAAAGGGTATTCCCAAAGTTAAGTAATCAATACCAAAAGTTCCCCATGTTTCATAAGATATATTATCAAAACCTATCTTTGCGAGCACACCACCAAATACGAAAAGAATAATAGATTTCCATTTAGCCTGCTCTGATAGAAATATTAAAAGAATGATTGCTATTGATATGACTACTACTTGTATTGTGCTATTATAGAATTTAAATAAGCCAAATAAGTTTGATGCAAAGGCCAAAAATAAACCTACAGCAAAGATAGATCCTATTGTGCTTGAGACAGCATTAGAGCTTACTGCGTAATGACCCTTTCCTTCTAGGAACAGTTTATGCCCGTATCTTGCAGTTGTAACCGCAGCAGCGTCTCCTGGTATCCCGTATAGTATGCCAGTTACAGAATTGGTATAATTTGATGTGATGATTAACGCTACATAAAAGATTAGAATATTAAACGGATCTAAAAACGCTAATAGAGGATAGAAAGTTGCGACAGCGAGAAATGCTCCTGCTCCTGGAATAATTCCAAATATCACACCAGCAAATATGCCGAGTAAACACCAAATCATTAGCTACATATACCGTTATCTAACATATAATGAAATAAATCTTTATCCCAATGCAAGCATATTACTATTATAATCATATCATCTTTAGTTGAAAATACGCAATGCCTTTTGTTTCCATTGAAATACCATAGTGATCCGTTATTGCATTTAACAATCTTATCATCGTATAACCATTTAAAATGATATTCGTTTACGTTCACAAAAGCTGTCAATCTTATTTCATCATAAGAAGAATCGTGTTTGTTGATATCGAAATGATCTGGAAAGAAACCTCCTCTATCCATTCTTAAAAAGTGGCAGCGCGTTATCCAACGTTCCCACGGCAATAATAATCTAGAAAGTTCTTCGCTTTGTGTCCACACTTTTGTTGGAACTACAATGTCTTGATTGTTTACTACGATTCCAGTTTCTTGTTCGTAGTTTTTTAAACTAGTTAAGTCAGGAATTCCGCTTAATCCACCGTCGATTGATGTAACACTGAGGCCCCATCTATTGTTCGGTTTATTGGGATTATATCGTTTCCAATCGTCTTTGAAAGGTTCTATTTCTTTCATAACTTTACGAGCATCAAAACCTTGGAATTCTTGCCAATCAGACATCATGCCTAATCGCGTTAATGCTTGAGCGTCTTCGTCCCACTTCATAATAATAACCTCATATTTAATAGTATAGAAGTATTTATAATACGGTTGACATTTTTCTAAGTCACGGTATAATAGTCTTATAGCTAAACAATAAATAGCTTCGTTATCAATAATGGTAACTTTTGTGAGCGACGGGGTAAAGCCGTCAAACAAAGGAGAAATATATGGAACTACTCACAGTGTGGAGCCTTGTCGGCTTCCTGCTAGCTGCTTATGCGGTAATAGCGAATGATTCAGTACAGACTCTCGGTACATGGATGGCATCAAACAATGAGAGATTTAGTTATAAAACATTATGGGCTGCAGCATCTGCCGTCTTATTAGCTACACTATGGTATGGTTGGAGCGTCAATGGTGGCGATATTAGTTATGGTCGTTTAAATAAGATTCCATGGCAAGAAGTACAATGGTATCATGCCGCGGCACCAGCAATATTAGTTGCATTAACTCGTATTGGTGTACCAGTATCAACATCATTTTTAGTTTTATCTGTATTCGCTTCAACGTTCGTGTTGGAAAAAATGCTAATGAAATCTATTATGGGTTATGGTGTAGCGGCTGCGTTTGCTTATCTTGTATGGTTTGCAATTCATAAGTATTTCGGTAGATGGTATGATGAAACTCAGCCCGTAAGCGAAAGTAATAAGAACTATTGGCGCGTTGCTCAATGGGTTGCTACTGGTGGTTTATGGTACACTTGGTTATCACACGATATTGCTAACATCGCAGTATTCTTACCAAGGCAAGTACCGGTAGACTTAATGATACTTATATCATTTGTATTTGTCGGTGGATTGTTCTTTATGTTTAGAGAACGGGGTGGTAAGATCCAGCAAATCGTATTAGAGAAACATAACACTCGATACGTACGATCGGCCACATTGATTGATTTATTCTATTGGTTGTGTCTATACTTCTTTAAAGAACTAAATGATATTCCTATGAGTACAACATGGGTTTTCGTTGGTTTACTTGCAGGTCGAGAACTTGCAATGGCTACATACTTTGGTAAAAAGAAAACAAAATCAGTATTTCCATTAGTTGCTAAAGACTTTGGAAAAATGATGGTTGGTCTTGGTGCTTCAGTAGCATTAGTATTACTTATTCATACTGTGATTAATCCAGTGTAATATTTTTATCACATATTACTTTTAATGGGCCTCTTGTATTTACATTTGGCCCATTTTACATTATATATACTTAGTGAACGTTGAAGTGACGTGAATACGGATCGGACCGCGGGGCAGTACCGCGCATCTCCACCACAAGCGCATTATGTGTGTTTTTGATGGGGATGAACTAGGATCGACGGACGGGATAGCTAAGTGGAGTTCATCGGGTGATCGCGTATAGATCAATTAAACTAAATGCAAATGAAAATTTCGCACCATCTGGTTATGCTCTAGCAGCATAAACACAGGGGGTTGGCAACTTACCTAGCAACAGAAAAGTTCGCATACATACAAACTATTAGAAAAGGAAAGAAGTAGTATGAATAAATTTTTAACAACAACAGCTTTAGTATTTTTAGGAACGTCAGCATTCGCAGAGGAAGCTGCTCCAGAAGCACCAGCGGCAGTCACACTCGGTGGCTCAATCGAAACAGTAATCGCAGAAGGTGCAAACGATAAGTACGGCGCTACTACTTCGTTCGAACTTAATGGTAATCTTGCTAACGGCTTAGCAACAGGCTCAATGGATTTCGTAGTAGGTTCTTCAGATGAACTTAAATTAGACGAATGGTCAATGGGCACAACAGTAGCAGGCATGGGTTTATCTTTCGGAGATCAAGGTAATGCATGGATCTCAACTGAAGCAGGTTCAACAATCGAAGAGCCAACTATGAATGAAAGCTTACAAATTTCAGGTTTAGGCGCAACAGTAGCTCTTGGATTTACAAGTGTATCTACAGACGTAACAGATATTTCTAATGTTCAAGCAACATACGGTATGGATCTTTCAATCCTCGAAATATCAACAGCTGGTGACTATAACATTGATTCACAAGACTGGGTAATTGCAGGTCGTGCAGATACAGCAGGAATGATTGACGGAGTTCGTTTAGGCGGTGCAATGTCTTACGGTTCAGCATCTGAAAATATTGGTTTTGAAGCTGACGCAACAGTAATGGGCGTAACTGCTTACTTATCTGGTGATCAAGACGATATGGCTCAGCATGTAGGTGGTTCATATACATACAATCTAAAAGGTTTAGATCTTGAAGGTGCAGTAGATTATGACATCGATGCAGAAGCATACACACCAAAAGCGACTTTAAGCTTTAACTTCTAAACTTACTCTACACAGTAAATTTCATTAACTTACTCTACACAGTAAGTTACATTTAAGGGAGCTTCGGCTCCCTTTTTTGTTGTTATAAATAATATTACATCATTATAGAGAGGCGTTTACATTATGACAAACAAATTAAAGCAACTCACTTGGGCACATCACCAAGCCGCAGAACGCAGAAAGTTTGCTAAGCAATTAATAAGCGGTGGTATTGATCCATTCGTATATTATAAATTTCTTAATTGCCAATATCTAGTCTACAAGTTATTAGAAGATATTGTAATTATTCCCCCACATCTTGCAACAATTTATAGGGCACCACGTATACTTCAAGATATTGAAGAACTTGGTGAGATCTACGGGTTTGATGATATTGATCATTATCCAGAATCTGTAGGCCGTTGTATGTCACACATGCAAGGTTTAGCTGATGCAGATGATAATGATGGTTTACTGTCTCATATGTATGTAAGACACTTTGGTGAATTACACGGCGGACAAATCATTAAAGCTAAAACACCTGGGAAAGGTGTAATGTATGAATTTGAAGGTGATACTAAAGTTCTTATTGAAGAATTCAGAAAACTTTTACACGATGGCATGGAAGTAGAAGCTAAACGTTGTTTCGACTTTGCTTCAGAACTGTTTGACGAATTATCTAAATAAACGTTTACATATACGTAAAAATATGGTATTATAAATTAATAATCTATACAAGGAGGAATACAATGCATAATGAAGCATTAGAAGAAGTTAACCTCAAGCCAAAGCCTCGTGCTTTAAGGATGTTGCGAAGTAGAGCAGCACGAACCAGGCGAAGACTTCAGAAATCAATATCTGAAACTAGATTAGTAAATGAATATAATAAATTAAGAAGGCTACGTAAAAAGAAATGATTTTCCATAGAAGGAAAAAAATAACGGTAGATGCTTTTACAGATCAGGAAAATATTGCAAAATATCCAATAGAAAGATCTAATAAGCATTTACCGAGTTGGTTTACTGACATGAAAACCGTAATAAAAAAGAAAAGCACTCAAGGATTAGTAGGAAAAACTGCTACGTTTAAAATGTGTCAAGGCTTTCAAGATAATATTAATAATAGCTTTACTATTTCATTATGGGCAGATTTGATGTTTAGAGTAGAAGTAGATGGAACGTTTTCATACCAATACCCAAATAAACTTTGCAACTTTGGAATGGAATCTCATAATAGTCCTGAAGCAACTCCAATGGGTGAATTTGCACCGCTTAAGCATTTAAAGATATTTTCGCCCTGGGTTTTAAGAGAAAAAACTGGTGTAAACTTCTATTGGTCTCAAGCTTTTTGGTCTTATGGCGCAGCTGCATCAGATATGCTTATTCCGCCTGGTGTCGTTAATTACAAATATCAGAATGGAACACATATTAATTTAATGATACAGGCTGGAAAACAATTAGATTTAGACGCAGGTCAACCTCTCGTTTATCTACATCCTTTAACTGAAAACAAAGTAGAAATCAAAACTCATGTAGTAGATACAAAAGAGTATGAAAAATTAAAGCATGCAACAGTCTATAACAAGTTTGTAGGCGGATATAAAACACATAAGAAGAACTCAAAATGCACCCACTCTGGATAAGACTAAACGAATATGCTGATCATCTTACACAATGCTTTGATCAGCAATTTACTCGTTATAATAACGAAAAGTATACAGAAGATCTAAAATTTAAAGATTGGAAAGATACTTTTTGGAAATCTGAACAAGTAAGTAAAGTCCATCTTAAAACTATTGTACCTGATGATGGTAAAGGTTTATGGCTTATGCATATTAATATATTTCCGAGAGTAGGCATTGAACTGCCGATTTTGGGATTTGATATTGTAGCAGGACCTAAAAAAATTACAGGTTCGTTTATGGACTTTTCACCACTACATGGTTATGATCATGCTTATAATGATTATATGGCGAAAAAAGTTTACGGTATCGAATGGAATAAACCACGAGAACTACCCGAATGGGCTAAAGAAATTTTCTCTGATAATATGCTAGCTGTTGGCAATATTAGAGATGGCGAAGAACTAGACCAGTTTATGGCCATAACAAAAGATTTGGTTGATCATTACTTAACTAATCTTAAAGACAGTGCGTTTGTATCAAATCGTGATACAAAACCATTACTTAACAAATACTGCACAAATCAAAAGATGAACCCTCATCTTCATAGATCTATTTTAGCTATGGGTATTTCAGAGGAAGGAAAAAACCAATACGTCGACGACGTTCTATTTGAGGTAATTTAAATGGAAAAAGGGTTTACAATTAATGCATGTTGTAGTAGAGTAAACATAATATCTGAATCACAAACATTGACATTCGGCGAACACTTGTTCCTCGTGACTGTAGTTCATTGTTCTAATTGTGGTTCAATTAAAGCAACTACTAATATTAAGGAACACAAAATGGCAGGCGATACTATAATAGTAGAAAAAGCAGGAAAAACACTTAAGGCTGAATATTTTACAACAACAGATGGTTGTGGATGCAGATTTTTTATTAACGAAGAATTTATTCAAGAAGAATTATATCAAGGTAAATCTATTACATGGGCAGAAAGTGCTGCGAGTAATTGGTTGTCTGGGGTGAAAACATTAAATGGATAATAAGGAAAAGGTTATAAATCCAAGAACTCCAGAAAAAGTACACCACGATATATCATATATGTTACAAACTGGCGTTAACTATGTTGATGCTCTTGTTGAATATGCTCGTAAAAATGATTTAGAAATAGAGGCGGTTGCTGATATTGTTAAAAAGTCTTCGATCTTAAAAGAGAAAGTAAGAAACGAAGCTGTTAAAATGAAAATGGTTATAAGAGAAGATGATAAAGACATCACAGAGCTTTGCTAATGAAGAGTCGTTTAATTGTTACGTAAAGTATCTTGCTATGAAAAAGCATTTTACTACTGATCAATACGACTATCATAAGTACAGAGGAAAGATTAGAGCTTCATTCGATACGTATCGTACTCGTAATGATGTTTTCTTCTTCCATAAGCTTGCTCAAAAAGATGATCCAGAGAAATTACTAATGGCTAACATGATAGTTAAGCCTAATATATGGATAAGAGAAATTCTTGAGCAAGCAGGTGAAGATCGATATATTGACTGGTTGAAGAAGCGAGACTCGCTTACTCGCGTAGTTAAAGAAGATCTAACCAAATTAAGAGACGTATATCAGGATAATTTTGTTTCAGTTAATGGACAACATCCTGAGATATTACGTCTCTTTATACAAAGACAAATAACACTTGAAACTTTTACGATACTTACGCATTCCGCAAAGATATTTGATTATTGGGATGCAAATTTGGTTGACAAAATCGTGGCACGTGATATTATAAGACTATCTAAGAAGTATTATCCTTTCTTAGATATAGATCAAAAAAAGTTTAAAAAGGTTATCAAAGACTACTTCTTTTGATATAAATAGATGGTGGACACATTCCACATATACATCGCAATATAAAACAAACGCTATACAACGCAAAATTAGGAGAAATAAACCATGACTATGGATTTCAACGCACTGAAAAAGAATCGTTCAACATCACTTAACAAGTTGAACTCACAGCTCGAAAAGATTACACAGAAGAGCTACTCAGACCCCAACGAAGGTAAAATTTGGAAGCCTACCCGCGATAAAGCTGGTAATGGCTTTGCTATTATTCGTTTCCTACCAGCAGCACAAGGTGAAGAGATGCCTTTTGTTCGTGTATGGGATCACGGTTTCCAAGGCCCAACAGGCTTATGGTATATCGAAAACTCACTTACAACTATTAACGTAGACGATCCCGTTTCAGAGTATAACTCTAAACTATGGAATTCAGGTATTGAATCTGATAAAGAAATTGCTCGTAAGCAAAAGCGTCGTCTTAAGTATTTCGCAAACGTTTTAGTTGTCAAAGACTCAGCAAATCCTGAAAACGACGGCAAAGTATTCATGTACCAGTTTGGTGCAAAGATCTTTGAAAAGTTGAACGATTTGATGAACCCACAGTTCGACGATGAAACAGCAATCAATCCGTTTGATTTCTGGGAAGGTGCTAACTTCCGTCTCAAGATTCAAAAAGTAGCTGGTTATCCCAACTATGATAAATCAGACTTTGATAGCGTATCAGCAATTGCTGATGATGATTCAGAGATCGAACGTATTTGGAATCAACAGCACAAGTTGCAAGACATGGTTGATCCAAAGAACTTTAAATCATATTCAGAATTGAAAGCAAAACTTTACAGAGTTCTTGCTCTTGATGAAGAAGCTTCGACACCTTCTACAGCTGAAGAAGATGATGATTTAGATCTAAGCAGCTTCGGTAATAAGTCGGCCCCAGAACCTACTTTAAAAGAAGCTATGCCAGCTCAAGCGGCAAGTGTACCTATGGACGATGATGACGACGACCTCTCAATTTTTAAGGAACTAGCGAATGGTTAGTAAAACCTACGAAGAGGTTTTAGATTTTGACTTCGGCTTCAGCTTCATTGATGAAGAGCTTCAGGAAAAAGAAGCTGCGGCCGAGGAAAAAATTCAAGAAGTCAGTAACGAAAAACAATCACTTGAGGACCAACTCAATGATGCTAAAGTAGCTGCTGACGACTTTGAATATCGTCTAGAACTTCTATATAAATCAATTACTCCGTTCTTAGATAATCTTTGTAAGAACGAAGAAAAATCAACAATTTATTGGCCTGATCGAGTAAGTAAGATCGAGGCCTATAAGACTAAATTATATAGTATTGTAGAGGGAAAATAATATGAGTCTATTAGACAAACTAGTGAAAAACAGCACGATTAAAATGACGGCTCCTCTTATGGACTCTAAAGTTTACGGCAAAAAAGACATGGCACCTACACAGGTTCCAATGGTAAATGTCGCGTTATCAGGTAGAATTGATGGCGGTGTTGTTCCAGGCTTGCTAGTATTAGCAGGTCCTTCTAAGCACTTTAAATCAGCATTCGCATTGTTGATGGCTGGTGCTTATATGAAAGCAAATCCAGATGCTGTACTATTATTTTATGATGCAGAATTTGGTACACCTCAAGCTTACTTCGAATCTTTCGATATTGATATGGATCGTGTAGTACATACTCCAATTACAAATGTTGAAGAACTTAAGTTTGATATCTCTCATCAGCTTGATCAAGTTGAAAAGGGTGAACAAGTTATCGTTGTTATTGACTCTGTTGGTAACTTAGCTTCTAAGAAAGAAGTAGATGACGCACTTGATGGTAAGTCAGTTGCAGATATGTCTC